GCCAGCATGAAATATTTAACTTCTGCTATTGCAGCAGAAGGAGATATTGAAGCACAAGCAACAGCTAAATACAGACTAGTAGCTAACGTAGAAGTAAACGGCGACACAAATGTTAGTCTCAGTAGAACAGTTGGACTTAATTCTACGTTAACTTCTAGTGGTGCTTTAGCAAGTAACTTGCTAGTTAAAGTGCCTTTAACTGCTGCATTAGATGCAACAAGTTTATTAGATTCTCTATTATTTAAAACTGTTGGCATAGCTGTTAGTGTCCAATCAGTATCTTTTCTTAGTGCTAATATTAATAGAGTTAGACACTTCCCAGTAGATATAACTGCTGATATAGATGTTGAAGCTGATCTCACTCGTGTAAGCCCTATTGGGTGTTGGTTTTATGCTCCTGGTGCCATAAATAAGGTGTTGGACTAATGGATTTTGAAAAAGGTAAAGCTGTCGAAGGTTTTCCCTTCGAGATGATTGATAAATCCGGCGATCCAATTACCACTGGTATCGTAAGCGGTTTTATCACTAAAGATGGTAGTGGTGTGCAGGAACCATTAAGTATGGTTCCAGTGCACCTTGGTAATGGGCAATGGTCAGTAAATTTATCGGCTGCTGAAATGAATGCCGATATGATTGGCTTGCTCTTTACACATGATGGTGGTAATTATGTCCCACAACACTTCTCTATAAAAACAATTGTTGAACTAACATCAACATCCAATACCTATGTGCCAGCAACATCTGTTGGTGTTATAGCTGTTGATGATTTAGTTTGGACTTATTATGGGACAGTATCTAGAGCTAATGTATATTTTAGTAAAAGATTAAATACATCAGCTTGGGATAGTGCTTTATACAACGATAGAGAAGCTTCCCTTATTATGGCTACCCGAGCCATAGATAAGTTAAATTTTGCAGGCGATAAGCATAACTCATCGCAAACACTGCAATTTCCTCGGGGAGATGACACAGAAATTCCTGTTGACATCGAGTATGCTGCTTATGAAGTAGCACTTGCACTTCTTGACGGTTATAGTCCAGATCAGGAAGTAGAAACGTTAGGTGTATTGTCTGAAACGTACTCAGGTGTGCGTACTACCTACGACGCAAACTACGTGAACGAACACATTAGGGCTGGTATTCCTAGTATTGAAGCATGGGAATACTTGAAACCCTACCTACGTGATCCGACACGACTGAGGTTGAGTAGGGTTTCCTAAAGGAGATGATTATGTTATTTTTAGCAAAACCATGGAAACTAGTTTATGAGAACGCTGGTGAAGGCGGAGCTGGAGGCGAAGGGAATAGTGGTAACGAAGGAGCTACAGGAGCAACGCCTAAGCCTAAATTATCTGAGTTAATTGAAAGGCATGGCTTGCAAGATGAGCTGAATTCTATGATGGCAAACAACAGAAAGAGTTTGCAACAAAAGAATCAGCAGCTTATCGACCAGTTGCAGCAATTACGTGAAACTGCAACTATGTCTACTCAAGCGAAAGAAGAGCTTGAGGCCAGAATTGAAGAACTCCAAACTCAGTACATGAGTAAGGAGGAAATTGCTAAGCGTGAAGCTGACAAACTGTCAAAGCAATACGCTAAAGACATTGAGAAACTTACGGGAGAAACAAAAAAGTGGCAAAGTTTGTATACTTCTTCTACAACACAGCGTGCTTTAATGGATGCAGCTGTTGCAGGCGAAGCATTACCACAAGCTGTTGCTCAAATTTGTGCTATCCTCGGACCAAGAACTCACATTGTTGAGGATCTTGATGCTTCTGGGCAGGGAAAAGGTACATTTTCCCCAGTTGTTAAATTTGACGACACTGATTCAGATGGTAATCCAGTAGTGTTAGATTTAACACCTAAAAAAGCTATTGAAAGAATGAAAGAGTTGCCAGAACAATATGGCAATTTATTTAAGGGAGATAACGCTGGTGGCCTCGGTGAAGGCAATGCCGGGCTACGTGGTGAACGTGCTCCAAAACTTAATGATATTTTAAGTGACCCTGCCAAGTATCAAGAGTGGCGTAAAAAGAATCCTGATCTTGACATCTCTAAGTTGAGGAAGTAAAATGAAGTCGATTTTAGCTAAGCCTTTCAAGACCGTGTATGCGAACTCTCTTGACGCGTACATTCCTGAGCTTTGGGCTCAAGAGTCGGTCGCTATCTTAGTTGAGAACATGGTTATTGCTAACCTTGTTCACCGCGATTTCTCGAACGAAGTAGCTAAGTTTGGTGATATCGTCCATACCAGAAAGCCTGCTACTTTTACTGCTAAGCGTAAAACTAATACTGATTCTGTGACTGTGCAGGATGCTAGTGCAACTGATATTCAGGTGCCACTGGATCAGCACTTCCACACATCATTCATGATTATGGATGGTGAGGAAAGCAAGTCCTTTAAATCTCTTAGGGACGAATATTTACAACCTGCGGTTCAATCTTTATCGCGTGCTATTGACTTAGTTTTGCTTGGTGAGTCACACCAATTTTATCAGAATGCTGAAGGTATTGCTGGTGGTCTTACTACCAGTAACCTGATTCAGTATTTAGTTCAGACGCGAAAGCGTATGAATATTAACAAAGCTCCTGAAGATGGGCGTAATCTTATTCTCACCCCGACTACTGAAGCTACTGCACTTCAGATTTCTACGTTCCACGAAGCTGACAAAGTTGGCGACGCTGGGACTGCTATGCGTGAGGCGTCTCTGGGGCGTAAGTTCCAGTTCAATATGTTTATGTGCCAAAATGCACCTTCGACAGTTGGTGCTCCTGTTACTGCTAGCCAGCCGCTTATTGACTTAGCTGCAGGCTACCCTGTTGGCACTACCGTCATCCATGTTGACACTGCTGGTTCAGCCTTGAAGGTTGGAGACTGGATTAAAGTCGGCGGTGTTCTGCATCGGGTTACTGCTCTTGGCACGCTTTCGACTGAGGATATTGATGTTACCATCAGTCCCGGCTTGCGTGTGGCTGTTGCTGACGATGATCCTGTTACCATTGGTAGCCCTGGTCTTGTCAATTTAGCTGCCGGCTACTCTGTTGGTTATGCTAAAGAGATCGTTGTTGATGGTATCACTGGAGCTATTCCAGTTGGTACGTTATGCTCGTTTGCTACTCCTGGCACTCCTAATGTGCTTAAGGGAGAAATTTATTCGGTTATTGCAACCACTGAAAGTGGCAGCAACACAATCGGTATTACTCTTAATAAGCCTCTTGATGTTGCGTTGGCTGATGATGACGTTATTGACTTCTCTCCTCCAGCCGAGCACAATTTTGCGTTTCACCGTAACGCTTTAGCTCTTGTTAGCCGACCTCTGGCTCCAGCTCCGGCAGGCTTAGCCTTGTCATCCGTTGCCAGTGCCAACGGTGTTGGTGTCCGTGTCACTATGACCTATAATGGTTCTCAGCAAGGTGTCTTGGTTACTGTTGATGTCCTCTGCGGTATCCAAATTCTTGACCTGAATCTTGGTGCGTTGTTAATTGGTTAAATTTAACATCGCTACTAGGCGGTAAACTGATGAGAAATAAATTAAAGTTTATCAGAAATGTAGTCTATAGGATGAAGAGATCCTATGGCTTGCCCATTGACTATTACCAATTAGTCGAACATACACTTGACCCAGAAAGCGGTAACAAAACTACCGTTTTAACTAAGACACATATTAAAAATGCTATCGTATTACGGGCAAGAGAGTTTCGTAGTTTTGTTTATGACTTAGCATTTATTTCTGCAAATAAGGACTTTACGACTGGTGGATTTTTTGACCCAGAAGATAGGCGTGTTATAATAGATAGAAAAGATATGCCTTTTGGCTTTAATCCTAACGTAGATGATTATATTATTTTTCAAAATAATAAATACGAAGTTATAGAACTGTTCGAGTTTGAAGAAAATGCAACAGATATGTTACTTGTAAGAAAAATACGAGGTACGCCAATTGTACGTATAGAAGAAGCGTTATCAGTATTAGATTTACAACAGAATCAAAATAGTGCGATACAAGATAAATTAGACAGGACAGTTAAAACCTTGTTAACTTTAACACAAGAAGTTAAAGAGGTACCATAATGTCCCACCACGTGATAGTAACTGGAACTTTAACACCTAATGCCGTAGGAACCTACGAGTATGAGGGTATTTATGGTGGGGCCCCGTATTTCAAACGCTCAGTTTCACCTTTTTATGTGTTATATTGGTCAGTAACAGAGGCATCATGGTTTATTGGCACAGCAACAATTGAATCACCTATTAATGCTTGGCAAAGAAATGATCCAGCAGTTGAGGGAAGTTATAGTGCTATAGGAGTATTTGTTGGGGCTGCTTCTGTTGCTCATGAGCCAGAAATAGTACGCCCATCTAGCACAAATCAATTAATTTTAACCGGAGAACTTGACATTAATTTTAACCCAAGTGAGATACACTTCGCTTGGATAAGATGGATCTATTCATCTATTAACAAACATTTTAATGATAGAAAAAGTAAGTATGATTTGTACATAGAAGGCGATGAAAGAACACAAAACGATAAAGCAGAATTTGCTGAGTTAAGAATTGATGGACCATTTATAGTAATACCGCAAAAGGGATTATATTTAATTGATGTTGAAATTAATATATTAACACAAACTCACTTAGATCCTCGTAGACATTATAAAGCACAAGAAATGGTTGGTACATTTGCTAGAGCTTTTACTAACTTAATTGAAGTTCATAAATATGGTGATGGTCCGTTAGATGATGGGTCATTATTAGAATGCTTACATTTACAACGTGACCTAAGAGAAGCTATTGATATAAATTATTATGGCATAATTAAAGAAGATATTAAAATTATGCAATCAACTATCGAAGGTCATTACCGTTTGGAGCTTTGGACAAAAGGAGACTAACTAGATGGCTCAAATTGACATCAAAGAATGTGAAATTCGAGTTTTTGACGGTACTCTTGGTACTGCCGTTCTCGATAGCACAAATCCGGATTCTGATCTTACAGTCACAGCTAAAAGTAAACATATTGGAAGCGACAAGATCAGTGTCGAGTTAATTGATCCTGGTACTGCCAGTGCATCTTTAAGTGTTGCTACATCTGGCCGTAAAATTACTGTTAATCTTGGTACAAGCACTGCTAGTGCTATTACTACCACTGCTGCCCAAATTAAAACAGCAATTGAAGCTAATGCAACAGCTAATGCCATGGTAACAGTTGCACTTGAAACTGCCGGAACAGGTGTTGTTGAAGCTATTGCTGAGACTACACTTGATGGACAAAAAAGTATTAGTATTAAAATTGGTGAAGGCAACTTAACGTATAGTGAACATAGAAATGTTGAGTTCACAAGAGATAGAGGGGCTCTTGATACTGTTCGTGAAGCAGATGAAGAACCTGTTGATCTCTCTATTGATGCCACTTGGGAGTGGATTAAAGGCCTTACTAGTAGCACGCCTACTCTTGAAGATGTTCTTAAGAAGAGAGGGGAAGCTGCCTCTTGGGTATCTACTGCTGATGACCCATGCCAACCGTATTGTATTGACATTGAGTTGTGGAATGCTCCTGGTTGTGGTACTATCGAAGATGAGATAATCATGTTCGAGGAGTATTACTATGAGACAGTTGACCACGACTTGCGTGAAGGCACGCTCGCTACTGCTGGGCGTTGCAACCGTAAAGAAGCCACCTCTAGCCGTGTGCTTAATACGGAAATCGGTTAAAAATAACACCCAAGGAGATTGTTTTTTAGGGGATAAAAATGAAATACAAAGGACAAACGGTACAAGGAAGAAATCAAGAGATTATTCCTATTCCGCGTCAAGGCGGAGATATTGTATTTGTTGCAACAGCAATTAAAGACTGGACAGCATTTGAAGCACTTGTTTCTGAACCACAACCACCAGAAATTATTAAAGCTGGTGGCACGCGTATAAAAGATACAAAAGACCCTAAATTTTTAAAAGATGTACAGGCTTATGCAGAACTAAAATCTCATTTTCTTATTGTTCACTCACTATTAAATTCTCCTGATTTAGAATGGGAGCAAGTAGAGTTTGATAAACCGGAAACTTGGGCTAAATGGAAATTAGAATTAGACGAAGCTGGTTTTACTGAAATTGAAATTACGCGTATTATGACTGGCGTTATGCGAGCTAACTCTTTAGATGAAAGAATGATTGATGAGGCAAGAACAAATTTTTTGCATGGTCTGGGTCAAGAAGAAAAATAGTATTACCTGAAGGCAGAAGTGTTTTATACTTATTGTGGCGTGTTTGTGAAAGATGGGGTTTGCGTCCACAAGGAGTTAAGGATAATTTAGAAGACAACGACCCATGGACCTTATCACTTTTAATTTCTTATGAACAAATAAGACAACTTGAAGAAGTGCCTGTAGAACCAAAGTTAACTAAAGAATCTAGTGGCAAATCGGCTAGAACTAAACGAGGTAGGAGGCTATAATGTACTCAATAAAAGTTAAAGGTGCTTTAAAATTATACGAAATAGACGAAAAAGTTTTTAGAACTAAGTTAGAAGAGTTGTGTATAACTGAAACAAAAGAAGCTGTAAAAGTATGGTTAACAGAACGACTGAAACATATACCTGGTTATACAGGTACCGCACGTGGCACATTAGTTCCAGTCGGTAGATTAGTCGGTAAAGTTATTTCACGTTTTAGTCCTAGCGGCCCATCTGGTGACCAAAATAGAGCTAAACGAAAAAAGTTTATACATCGCAATGGTAGAACATTTAGGGCCGGTTTTCAATATGGTAAAGATTATGCTTCAGCATCAATACAAGTAAAACAAGAATCTAATAAAATAAGATGTACCTTTTCATTTGACAGTGAGCTACCTTATGTTGCGAGAAATGATGTTAATGGACCGCCAGCAGGTTTTATAATGCCAAGTAACCCTCCCTGGTTTTCAACACAGAGAGGTGTTAAAGTTTGGAAAAAGTATGTATTAAAAGAAATACCAAAAAAATTAAAATTACCCAGGTCTGCAGTTAAAATTACAGTCTTGAGGTTGAGCTAATGGCTGACGAACAAGTTAGGCTAGAATATGTTGTTACTGGACAAGAGCAAGTTAGAGCAATGTCAGTTGCTCTTAAAGACTTGTCTACTGTAACAAAGCAGCTATATGCTATGATGCGTACGCAAAATAGCATGGCTACTAATACACAACAAACCGCTAATGCTGTAAATAATCTTACTACGCAACAGCGTTATTTAACATCGTTAATGCGTCAGCAAGTTTCATTAACAAGACAAGTAGCCGCAAATACCGCTAATATAGGTGCACAGACATCAAACGCTGCACAGCAAGCAAAAGGATTATTAATTTCATGGCACGGTGTTAGTAGAATTATAATAGGTTCGTTGATTTCTCGCGGTATTGGTGCTTTATTACGTAATCTAAAAGAAGGTGCAGAGGAAGCTATTGAATTTCAAATACGTATAAGTGAAATGCGAACAATTTCACAACAAAACCAACAATCGTTTTACGCTTGGGCTGATGCAGTTAGAGATTTATCTGATGCATTCGGTTCACCTTTGCTAGAAGTTGCTGAAGCACACTACCAAACATTATCGAACCAAATTGCAGAAGGTGCAGAAGCAACAAAATTTGCAACAGAAGCACAAAGATTCGCATTAATTTCTGTGAGTAAACTAGATGAAGCAGTTAACTTATTGTCTGCTTCATTAAATGCTTATGGTGAATCATCAGATAATGCTAGACGCCATGCTGATGTTTTCTTCAAAATGATTGATTTAGGTAGATTGCGTGCACAAGATATACATTCATCGTTCGGTCAAGTGCAAATTGTTAGTTCGCAATTAGGCGTAAGTCTTGAAGAATTGTCTGCCGCTATGGCAACATTGACGATTCAAGGTCTTACACCCTCTCAAGCTATGACGGGCTTGAGGAATGTAATGTTAAAATTAATACGACCAACTGATTACATGCGAGAAATATTTGATGAGTGGGGTGTTGCATCTGGTGAAGCAGCAATACAAACATATGGTTTTATTGGCGTTATGAGGATGCTTGCACAGCGTGCAGAAGATAGTGGTGACCCATTAGATGAATTAGGGGACGCTTTTGGTAGAATTAGAGCAATTGTTGGTGCTGCTGGCTTAACTGGTGCCTTTAACAAATTTGAAGACAGTTTAAAAGAAATCACTAACTCTGCAGAAGAAGCAGATGCAGCTTTTGAGATAATGCAGGAAAGTGCTGGTTTTAAACTAAAACGTGAATTACAAAGATTAGGTAATGTTTTTGTTGTTGATTTAGGTATGCCAATACTTGAAGCGTTATCATCTATAAATGAAAGTATTGGCGGTTTTGCTAATAGACTTCAAGATTTAGTAGGTATATTAAAATATATAGCAGTTGCAGGAGTTGCATTCTTAGCTACAAAAATATATACGATGTTAATTCCATCACTATCAGTCTTAGCTACAACATTGGCTGCAAATGCTGTAGCCTCTGGTGCTACTTCTGCTGGTTTATTTTCGCTAAGTGTAGCATCTCAAGTTGCTACATTATCTGTAGCTAGACTTGGTGCCGCCTTAACAGCATTAATGATGCACCCAGCGTTTCTATTTGCAGCTTTTGCGGCACTTGGCTATAAGATAGGTGAATGGTTAACTGTTACTAGACATAATGTTGCACAATTATCTGAAGAGATGACAAGTAAAATTAGGCAAGAATCAGAAAAACGTATTGAAATTATTAGAAAAGAATCCGATGTAATGGTTGAAGAGTACACAGATGCTATAAAAAGACAAACAGCTGAGGTAGACCAACTATTAGCAAAACTATTACAGTTTTATAATGAACTAAAAGAGCAAGCAGATTTACAGTTAAAACTACAGAAAGAAGTTTTTGAAGCTGAAGAGAAAACGCTTGACCCATTAGGTAAAGCTAATCTCTATATGAAACAGTATGTTAAATATAAAGAACTTGCACAAAAAGCCTCAGATTTAGGTAACTTAGAACAAGCATCAGACTACCTAGATGAGATGGCTAGTTTGGCTGAAAAACTTGGCCAACTTGACAAGGAAAGATTCTGGTGGCGTCGTGATGCTAATATTATGGAAATACGAGGGTTAGCTGTACGTTCAGACTATGAAGTAGGTGTGCTAAGAACTTTAGCACAACAATCAAACCTACAACGTGAAATTTTAGGCTTGAGAAGAGGTATACTTAATTCTGCTATGGCTGAAGGAGATGTAACAGCCGCAGCTGCGTTAGACTACGAAGATATATTTAAGAAATTAAGACAGCAAGCTAGTGCACATAAGGACTTAGAGGAAGCTATTAAGACTGAACTAGGCTTAGTTAAAGATTTAAATACAAAAGCTAGTTCGGCACAAGAACAACTACTAATTGCTGCTGAAAGAATTAAAGAACACCTTGGAGACTTTGCAGGAGATATTGGGCTTTCTGATGCAGATAGAGCGGCTGTATTAGATTGGTCAAATAAGTTAAATAATATAATTAAAGTTCTACAGGAGAATAAAGATAGCCTACTTGACCCACAAAAGGCTCAACAGTTACGTGCTGATATTGCAACTATGCAAGCTGAATTAGCACGCTTTCAAAAGGAAGGAATTTCTCCTGACTGGTTCACAACTTGGGGTAAACAAACCCCAGAGTTGTTAGCAACAATGCAGACACTTGCAACTGTACTTGTTACTTTTCAAAATGATGCTAATGCTGCTATTAAAAAAGCTGATGAATTAAGAGCAAAAATGCCAGATTTTCAAGGAACAGTAAATGATATTTATGCTGGTTACGCTAAGGTAACATCTGGATTGGTACAGTTTGCAGATCAAGGAAAAGCGAGGATAGACTTTTTAAATTTATCTATGAATACATTAAGTCGAGAGTTAGAAAACTTAAATACAAAAATCAATATTATATTGAAAAATGCAAACGATGCTCTTGCCGCAGCACAAGCAGCTGCACAAGTACAACCAAAATGGACTGGTGGTTATATGTCACGTTTTGCTAGTGGCGGGTCAGTTGGGAGTGATACTGTTCCTGCTTTATTATCGCCTGGCGAATTTGTTATGAATAAGAATGCAGCTAGGCAATATTTACCACAGTTAGTTGCAATGAACTCAGGGTCTGCTAGATTTAACTCTGGCGGTGATGTTGTTAATAATAACATTGGAGACATTAATGTAACTGTGCAAGGTGGTGATTCGTCAGATACAACTGTCAGACGTATTG